CTCTGTGTCTTTTCTGGTGACGGCCCGAATTGCTTTCAGGGTGTTTTCTGCATGCGGAAACTCCCCGCTTTTCATTCCGCTTTTGAATTGTTCTTGAAGTGTCATCGTTTTGATTTGAAGTATTGGCGAGGGGTCGAACCTCGCCGGGTTTGGATTTAGAAGCAGGAAACGATGACACCGCCGTCAAACTCGATTACCGTGCCATGATCTTGAATGAATGAACGGATCAAATCGTCAATTTCTTTGTCTTCCTCGTCGCCGTCCAAGTCAATTCCGGCACGCTCAAGCGCAACAGCAAGGCAATCTTCGCCTTGGTATTCTTTCAGCCAATCTTGCAAGCTCGCGGACTCTGAGAAGTCGCAGCGAATGGCGCACACGTCTAGCTCCATTTCCTCGCCAGTTTCCTCCTCAAGCTGTTCCAAGTATTCCGCCAAGGCTTTCGCCCCGTTCCATGTCCAAGCGGCATTTTCGTCGGATTTAAGGGCGCGAGCGATATCTGAGGTGCTGAGTGTCGTTTTCATAGTTTGATTTATTTTGATTTGATTTGTGAGATTCGCCCTGCATCGCGGGTCACGTCTGTCGATATTGTTGTGAAGTTCGCCCTGCGTCGCGGGCCACGCTTGTCTATTTTAGGTATTGAATCAGCCCTGCATCGCGGGCCGCGTCTGTCGTTATGTTTCTTTTGATCGCCCTGCATCGCGGGCCGCGCTTGTCTTGTGGAGAGAATGGCGGAAAATTGCCGATACTCAAGAATTAAATTCTAATTCTTTTAAGCGTGAATAATTGCGGCGGCGCAGTAAATCACGGCACAGGCGGCCATGATTCCAAGGAAAATCCCCGGTGCTTTGCGCCAGCCAAAGATTGCGACCATTGCGACGAAAAAGACGGCGGGAATGATGAGGATTGAGGGATTCACTTTGCCCCCCCTTCCAAGCTCATAAGGACGTTTTCCTGAGAGTCAATCACCTTGTCTAGCTCTTCAATAGCCAGCCAGCCAGAATCATTCCCGCCATTTTCCCGCCATTTAGAGACAAGCACGGACCGTTCCGCATTTAGTCCGGCAATGAATTTGACCATGCCTTGGATTGTGGCATGACGGCTCGCATCGTAGCACATGGCTATTTGCCCGGCTTTGCTTGAGGGATTCACTTTGCCCCCCCTTCCAATGCAATCAGCTTCTCTGTGACCAGCTTGTCCACCTTTCTCATTTCCTGCCATTCGGCCATGTCGGCAGGATCTCCAAGCGTGGCAGTCGTGAACGACCAGATCACCTTGTGTTCGCTTGGCGAAATCCTCCCGGCGTCAACTAGCTCGGCAAGTGAAAGACCCGTCCAGTTTTTGTGATTCAATACTGATTCAGCTTTTTCGTCGTATGTTTTCATGGTTTTGTGTGTGTGTGTGTGTGATTATGCAAACTCGATCAGCTCAGATACCTCGTACCAGTACTCACGCTCCGAGGAGGACATGCGGATTAGCGTCTTGCAGGCAGATAAGGCTTCGTACTCAGAGGCGAATGTGTGAACAGTCACGCTCTCGCAGGGCGTGCAGCGGGAAATAATCCAAGCGGTTTTAGGTATGGCAGTCATGATGTATAAGGTCAGAGGCTAAGAGCGGCGCGGCGGCCAACTGAGAAGAACTTATCCCACCGGATTCCCATTGGCGAGAAAAAGTTCACAAAAAGCGAAAATACTTTCAAGACAAGCCACGAACCCAGGAAATACAAGGGATTCACAATTACCGGGAAAGCCGGACCACGAGCAAACGAGCCGGAACGCAGGCAAAGAACCTAGTACAAAAGACGCCGCCTCGGACTCTAAGAGGATGGCACAGCGTCTAGCGTAGCTCCTTATTGGTCGCTTGTCGGGATTTAGCGGGGACTAGGGAAGAGCAAGCAAGGGCAATCACCCGGAACGGCTCTGGGAAATGCCACGAATCAAGCCCGGTGAAATCCATTCCCACAAGACGCAGGATATCTTCAACGCGCACACTAGCAGAGTCAGAATCGACTCCGTCTCGTCCTCCGGAGGAATTTTAATCAGGTTTTTAAAAAGATGTCAAGTTTTCTGTATTTATGAACATTCCGCTGACATGGCACGAGGATCGTTTCTGACGCATCGGGTGTGATTCTGGGACCATGGCAAGGCCGGGCAATTCAAAGCGATTTTGATCTATCATCTCTCTATCAGGTCACTTGGCACGGCAATGCACAAGCGCAACAAATAAGCAGGTGCAAGCTACGTGCGACAAGCTAGGCAAGCGGGTGATTCAAACGAGCGTTTAACATGGCGCGATACATTAGCCAGGCACTAAGGTATCGGCGCGTATCAAACGGATGTTTCAATCGAACGATGGATTCAAACGAGCGTTGGGATTCTCACGTTGCTAATGAGACGCGGTCGCAGTAGGGGGGGAGGGGGTTGGAATTTCTTGCGCGGTGAAAAATCCTGAGCGATAAGCCTGCCAGACAATTTTTTGCCAAAGGGGCTTGACGGATTGGTTCTTTGCGGCTAGTTGGGAGCATGACTGAGAGCGCAAGTAGTGTATCGTTGATGTTGGGAGACTGCTTAGAGCGGTTGCGGGAGTTGCCTGACAATAGTGTTGATAGTGTGGTGACTGACCCTCCGTATGGGTTGAGTTTCATGGGGAAGAAGTGGGATTACGATGTGCCGAGTGTTGAGGTGTGGAAGGAGTGTTTAAGGGTGTTGAAGCCGGGTGGGCATTTACTGGCTTTTGCGGGGACGAGGACGCAGCATCGGATGGCGGTAAGGATTGAGGATGCGGGTTTTGAGATTCGGGACATGATTGCTTGGGTGTATGGGAGTGGGTTCCCGAAGTCGCTGGATGTGAGCAAGGCTATTGACAAGGCGGCGGGGGCAGATCGTGAAGTAGTTGATACTTATTCACGATCAGGAAGAAGCGGTGGAATACTAGGCAAAGAAACAGAAATAATTAAAAACATCACTACCCCCTCCACCAAAGCCGCCAAGCAATGGCAAGGCTGGGGAACCGCCCTCAAGCCCGCGCTGGAGCCAATCACCGTAGCCCGCAAGCCTCTCGGTGAAAAGACGGTAGCGGCAAACGTGCTGGCGCATGGGACGGGGGCGATCAATGTGGATGGGTGCAGGGTAGGAACGGAAACGATTACACAACGATTAGCCACGGTTGTTGGAGGGAAATCAATAGGAGAAAAAGCTGTTGGAGTTCCTCAAAAAGAAACTGGTGAAACAACTCAAACTATTGGCCGCTGGCCAGCCAACCTAATCCACGACGGCAGCGACGAGGTGGTGGGGTTGTTTCCATCTGATAAGCAAGGTTCAGCATCACGTTTTTTTTATGTGCCTAAAGCCAGCAAGAAGGATCGGGACGAGGGATGCGAGGGGTTGGAAGGGCGGGATGTTTACAGTGAAGCCGCCGCTACCCCGATGCGCGATAACCGAGAGCAAGTGCAACGCCGCAACCACCACCCCACCGTCAAGCCCACCGCCCTCATGCGCTACCTATGCAGGCTCGTTACACCTCCTGAGGGTATCGTGCTCGATCCCTTCATGGGCAGCGGTAGCACCGGCAAGGCAGCGGTGCTGGAGGGCTTTCAATTTATCGGCGTAGAGCGCGATAAGGAATACATGAAGATTGCGAAGAGTCGTATAGCTGCGGCCATAATGAACGTGCTTGACAAGAATGTGTAATGTGTTACTTTGCGCGTGAACCATTGCGTGTTGCGGTGGTGATACATTAATACATTTATGGCGAGTCCGACTAGTTACGACCTTCAAGGCCAAGGCGGAGGCATTGTGCTTTCCACTGCGGCAACTACTTACACTGGCAAGATCCGCTGGATTCAGGTGGTCAATGACGCTGTGTTGGCTACTGTGGCTAGCGCGTCTGGGAGCATCACGGGTGCATCGAGGTTGCAAACCATTACCCTTCCTGCGGGCTTGGGTATTGGTGGTGACTTTAGCTCCGTGGTCCTGACATCCGGTGTGGTGATTGTCTACTACGCGTAATGTCCCAGTTTGCCCAGAGTGGTAGCCCGATGGATGCTGCGATTGGCGAAGACGCTGATCGTTTCTTTGAGCGCGTGAACCAGAGGCTTCAACTTAACCAACTCCAAGAGGGTGAGGTTCGGGAGTCTTTGAATGGGCGCATGGAGGGGTATTGGAAGCCACGGAAGAACGTGGTGAGTAGGACAGGTGCGTTAACTACGGGAGGTTCTCCCTTGCAGCTGCCATTTCTTCTGCTGGCTACAGATCCTGTTGCAATTAGCAATGCTGTAGCCTCAACAAATACGGTAACAATTACAACGGCCTCTATTCACGGATTTACGGTTGGTGATTTTGTTTCAGTTCTTGATTTAGGTTTCTCAAGCGGACCTAATCCAAATGGTTTGATCCAGATTACAGCGGTAGCAACCACAACCTCCTTTGCCTATGCGTTGACGGGTGCTGCTGGAACATATACCTTTGTTTCCGCAACAACAAGCAGAATGGGGAGGACAATTACAGCCGCTACATTTACAGCGGCTGCTGGAGTAACCCCTGCGTTTATCACGTTCACAATATCCGGAGACCCATTTATATCGCCGGACAATATCGGTGAGATTGGAAAAACAGTTTTGAGTGGATTGGTTTTTACGGGTGAAGACCTAAACGGCATAAGACAGCTTGAGGTTATTACCACAACAACCCTAAAACTGGTAATAACTGGAACTACAAGTGTAGTTACCCTTGGGACAAGCCCAAGAATGACGCAGCTTTTAATCAACGACGACGCTGCGGCCAATGTCCGTGCATCCTGCTTGTTCAGCGATCCAAACGACAGCAACAAGGAGTATGTGATTATTGCTCTGGATACTGTCGCCAAGAAGATCGACTTGGATGGTTACTCGATTACAGACATCCCGTATCCTTCTGGAGAAGCTCTTGGTGCTGACACCGACATGATTCAGGTGTTTGACAAGGTGATGCTATTCCGTGATGGGCAACAAGCCTTGGAGTGGTTTCCCAATGGCCGGCCAATTCTTTCAGCGAGTTCAAATGCCACGGCTAGCCCAAATACTGTTGTCACGGTAAACCTCAGAGAACACGGGCTAATAGTAGGGACCTTAATCACGATTACTGGACTTACTGGCGGGACACCCCCAGATGGAGACTACGCTGTTGCCACTGTAGTTGACCAAGACACATTTACCTTTCTGGCGGCAGGCATATCCACTAGCACGACGTTTGTTGCTACTGTTGCTACGGCTACTGATGGGTTCACACTATCTCCCGGTGGAGCATATACTCAGCCACAGACATTTAACATCACGGAAAGAGACGTGGATGTGGCTGGCGGATTGGTAACTGCGACAGTAACGGGCAACGTTACGGTTAAGGCCGGAGATGTTATTGTTGTCCGTCAAGCAACAACTCCCGATTTTGCCGAAATGGTTGGCAAAGAATATCAAGTTGTAGAGGCAACAACTACCACAATCAAGTGGTATGCGCCAGTAGGGAATTATAATACAAACACAACTTCAGACGTTTTCGAGTTTGGGGGAAGGTTCAGCGTAGGCGGTGGATTCATGCACCAACCGGGTGCACCGTGGGGTGTTCATTTCCAACGCCGCTTGTGGGTTCCGTTTTACTACGACCAGTCTGGGGCTTATAATGCAGTTGCATACGCTAGCCGCAAGATTACTGACGAGATTTCCGTGTCTGACATCCTCGATACGACTACATTCGACCAAATCGAGAACCAATTCCGTGTAAGTGGCGGAACTGCCGACTACGTGGTTGCAATGCACGGCTTTTATGACGACGGGTTGGTTGTCCTCAACAGGAATAGCCTCCATATTGTCAAGGGAACGCTTGGAGGCCTTCTGGATGTCACCGTCAAGGAACTTACATCTGAGATTGGATGCCTAGCTCGCAAGTCTGTTGTCATGCGCGGCAATGCAATGCTGTTTTTGTCTGACGATGGCGTGTATGGGATTGAGTTTCTTAACGATTACAACCTGCGAGGCACTGAAGAACCACTTTCCAAGAACATTCAGCCGTATATCGACCGGATCAATGATGATTACTCTGACCGAGCAGTGGGAGTCTTGTTTGAAAACAGGTATTACCTTGCTGTCCCGCTAGATTCAGTTCCGGGAGCGGGTGACGCATATGGGAACAACGCCATTTTGGTGTATAACTTCCTAAATAAAGGGTGGGAATCACTAGATACCTTTGGTGATTCTAGGTTCTTGATTAAAGACTTCGTGATTGGCAGCGCAAGCGAGAGGAACAACCTCTATGCGGTGACATCCAATGGCGGGCTGCATCAAATCGAAGCATTCGAAAGCTCCAATGACACTCTGAACATAGACAACTCTGCGGCTGTTGTGTCCCCAACAATCAATGCGTCTCTTACGACTAGGGGATACGACCTCGGGACAATGGAACGCAAACGGTTTACCGACGCACAGGTCAACATCCAGTCCCTTCCCGGCCAAAACTCGGAATATAACATTGCGTTTGCAGCGGAAGATCCTGACGACGCTCAATCCATAGGCACAACTACAACTTTGCTTGGTGGGTTGCTTACCCCTAGCACAGCTACTGAGGCTGAGACGGCAAGCATCCGGTGTAGGTTGGGTGGTATCAGGGGCTTTACAGGAACAATGATCTTGACAAGAACTATCGGATCACCCAAGGTCAACTCAGTAAAGGTAGCTGGTTCAGTCACCAATAGACAAATCATTTCACAAAGATAAAGTATGGGAGCAATTGATACAACTTACACCTTCACGGCTACTGACGTAATCACTAGCACGAAGATGAATAACATCCTCGATCAAAGCACTATTACGGCTACTGCTATTTTCAACTCGACGCTTTCTATTGCTAGTGGAAAACTCCTTGTTGCTGCTGGCGGTGTTACATCAAACGAGCTTGCAGCAGATGCGGTTACAACAATTGCAATTCTTGATGGCGCAGTAACCCAAGCCAAAGCATCTAATATGCTTATTCCTGCTGGTGCAATTATGCCATTTGCTATGAATAGTGCGCCGACAGGATGGTTGGCTGCTGATGGCACTGCTGTATCTCGCTCTACTTATGCAACTTTATTTGCGGCAATAGCCACGACTTATGGCGTTGGAGATGGATCAACAACTTTTAATCTTCCTGACCTGCGTGGTTATTTTGTTCGAGGTGCAGGGACTAACTCAGATGGAACTGCGGCTGGATCTTTTGCTGCAAAACAAGCAGATGAGCTTAAAAGCCATTTTCACGCAGATGGTGCTGTGAATACAGGGTTCCAAGCCCAACAAGGAACCTCCCTTGGAGGTTATACTAACACAACAAACACAGCCTCGACTGGCGGCGCAGAAACCCGCCCCAAAAACATTGCAATGCTTTACTGCATTAAGTATTAAATGAACGCCCACTTTGAGAATGCAGCACAAATATATGGCGAAGACTTTCACAAACTTTTGTATTGGCACTTAGCAGCCTTGATTACCCTTTATGACTAGTCAACTAGAAGCACCAGAAAAAGAAAACAATCACGGAAACGTGGTTGGTTCTAAAGTGCCGACTATTGAAGAGATTGCTGCCGCGTCTCCAGTTGAGCAACTCGAATATCAATTATCTCAAATGCCAGATGGGTTTTTCCCTACTGAACATTTGTTTCTTCATGGAATGTATATCCGAAAGATATTTATGCCAGCGGGATCGTTGCTTACGAGTATGCAGCATAAAACAACACATCCTTTTGTGATTCTGTCTGGTAAATTGCGTGTCATGGATCAGATGGAAGCAGTGGAATACGAAGCTCCATTTATTGGTGTTACTGAAGCTGGAACAAAAAGAGTTCTTTACATTCACGAAGATACAACTTGGCTCACGTTCCACGCTAATCCGGAGAATATCAGCGATCCTGATGAGATGGTTGAATATTTGACTTATCCAAATAAAAACCCGCTTTTCGATAAAGATGATGAAAGAATTAATTCGTGGAAAAAAAATAGATACGAGCAAGAAGGAATTAAAATAATGGAAACTTATACGGAAAACACAATTAACGACTCCGGAGGTGAGTTGAGCTAATGTCTTTTTTAGCAGTGGGAACAGCAGTAGTTGGGGGTGCGGTATCCGCATACGGTGCAAAGCAAGCAAGAAAAGGTAACAAAGCACCTGAGCCAGTTGATATTTTTCGATCCGACAGAAGCGGAACCAACCTTGCAGGCAGGCAAGCTACTGGTCTGCTTGATTATTATGGTCAAAACATCCCGGGATTCCTTGCACTTCAGGACAGGTTCGGGCCTCAACTCATGGGCCAAATGTTCGGGCAAACCGGGCAATTCCTTGGTGGTGTTGACGGTCAACCGGGCTTCCAAGGGCTTCAACTAAGCACATCGCAACAAGCAGGTAAAACCTTAGAGCAGCTTCGCGCTGAAGAACTTGGCCAAATGACAGGTCAGGCTGGTATGACGCGAGGCTTGATGCAAGCACTTTCGCCAGAACAAGCAGCCGCAGTTCAAGCATCTGCCCAAGAG